AATATATGATCATGGTATAGATAGCTGGAAGGCAAGGATCGCACAAATTAAAGCAGATCACCCAAAGGAGAATAGCTAATGAGCAAACTCGAAGTCGATGCAATAGAACCACAATCAGGAACCACGTTAACCATTGGTGCGAGTGGGGATTCTGTTAACATTGCATCAGGAGCTACAATTACGGATTTCACATCTACAGGTATAGATGACAATGCAACCAGTACAGCGATTACGATTGATAGTAGTGAGAATGTTGGTATTGGTACAAGTTCTCCAGCTAGTATAGGTGCTAATATTACTACATTAGAAATTACTGGTCGTAGTACCATTAGACAAGGCGGGATTTATTTATCCAATTCAGACAAAAGTGTAAAAACTTACTTCTATGGAACTAATGCATTAACTGTTCTAGCAACAGAGTCTAATATACCATTAGCATTTCTTACTAATAATACAGAACGTATGCGTATAGACTCTAGTGGTAATGTGTTGGTTGGGAAAACCTCAATAAATGCTGCTGTACCAGGAATTGAATTTAGACAGACAGATATAGCTATATTTACCAGAGATTCAGATACACCAGTTTTAATAAATAGAACTACTAATGATGGTGGATTAGTTGAATTTGAAGCACAAAATACACTAGAAGGAACAATAACTGTATCAGGTTCAACAGTAGCTTATAACGGATTTACAGGAACTCACTGGTCAAGATTTATAGATAACTCAACACCTAACATTTTAAAAGGAACAGTTTTAGAATCTTTAGATGAAATGTGTGATTGGTATAATTTAGAGTTTGAAACTACTGATGAAGAAGGAAACACATCAACACAAAAAATACCTTATGTATTACAAGATGGTCAATCAGATGGTGATGTCATTACTTACAATCACGAAGGAACAAATGTTCAAGCAACAATCGTAAAAGAAACAGATATTAAACACGTTAAATCAAAAGTATCAGATACAGTAGATGCTAAAAATGTGTATGGTGTATTTATGGCTTATGATGAAGATGGTGAAGGTTATAATGATTTTTACGTTGCTTCAGTTGGTTCATTTGTCGTTAGAATTAAACAAGGTGAAACAATCGCTAAAGGAGATTTATTACAATCTAATGGTGATGGTACAGCTAAAGTACAAACAGATGACAATGTAAAATCTAGCAGTTTTGCAAAAGTATTATCAACAACAGTAATAGAAACTTACGAAGACGGGTCTTTTTTAGTCCCTTGTTCATTAATGTGCTAAACCTCTAGCATTTTTAGGGAAAGGTGGTAGAATACTTATATTATGCCATTAACACAAATTACATTTCAAGCTGGAATTGACACCGAAAATACAGAGACAGGTGCAGAAGGAAGATGGACGAATTGCGATAAAGTAAGATTTCGTAAAGGGCTTCCTGAAAAAATAGGTGGATGGACTAAGTTTAGTCAAATTTATTTTGTAGGAGTAGGTAGAGCTTTAGCATCATGGTTTTCATTAAATGGATCACGTTATCAAGCGTTAGGAACAGATCGTAAAGTATATGTTTATCAAGGTGGAGAAGGTGTTGATATTACTCCTATTCGTAGTTCTAATGTAGTATCTAATGTATTTAGCACTGAGAATGGTAGCTCTATTGTAACAGTTAATGAAATTGATCATGGAGCTAATAATGGTTCTTTTATTACCCTCTCAAATGTTTCTGCTAATGTAGGAGGTATTTTATCTACAGAATTAGAAGGTGAATTTGAAATACAATCTGTTGTAAATGCAAATGCTTATACTATTCTTTCTTCAGGAACTGCCAATGCTAATGTAATTACGACAGCAAATGCGGATATTGAATATCAAATTAATATAGGTCCAAGTCTTCAAAATTTTGGATATGGTTGGAGTGCCGGAGCTTATAATTTAGGAACTTGGAATACTCCTCGTACAACTCCACAAGTTACATTAAATATGAGACAGTGGTCTTTAAATAATTACGGAGAAGATTTAATATTAACTCAAAAAGATGGTGCAAGTTATATATATGATACTTCAGGAACATTTTATGATAGAGCTACGATTATAGCCAATTGTCCTACCACTTCTACGTTATCAGTCGTGTCTAATGATACAAGACACTTAGTTTGTATGGGAACAGAAGTTGAAATAGGAAACACGGCAACTCAAGATAAATTATTTATACGTTGGTCAGATCAAGAAAATCTTAATTCATGGACACCTAATGTAACGAACTCAGCGGGATCACAACGTATCGCAGGAGGCTCTGAAATTAGAGCAGCTAAAACGGCTAAAGGAACTATTTTAGTATGGACTGATACAACTCTACACTCAATGTCTTTTGTAGGACCTCCTTTTATATTTGGATTTCGTCAGCTCGGAAGTGACTGTGGAGCAGTAGGTATGAATGCTGTGTATGTTACAGATGATATAGCCTACTGGATGTCTGATGGTACATTCTTTCGCTACGCAGGATCAGTTCAAGAAATACCTTGTCCTATACTTAATTATGTATTTGATGATATAGAGCAAACTCAGTATGCTCAAGTCTATGCGGGTCAAACTCATAACTTCTCTGAAATAATATGGTACTACTGCTCACGTGACTCAAGTCAAATTGATCGTTATGTTATTTATAATACAACAGAGAATAGTTGGTATTTTGGTAATTTAGATAGAAGCACTTATTTAGATAATGGAGTAGAATTTAATCCAATTGCTTCTCAGTATATTGCTAACTCTACTGCTAATACAATTAGCACAATATACGGTTTAACAGCAGGTCGTTCTTTAATTTATAGACACGAAGATGGTGTTGATGCTGATGGATCAGCAATGACTGCTTTTATAGAATCAGGTGATGGCGATATCGCTGATGGAGAAAACTTTAGTTTTATTAATAAAGTTATTCCAGATTTTAAAAATCAAACAGGGAATGCGACAATCACTTTAAAAACTAGAGATTATCCTAATAGCAATAGAGTATCTGGAGAAGTTATTACTGTCTCTAATACGACACCTTTTTATAATTCTAGGATTAGAGGTAGACAATCTTCTGTTAGAATAGAAAGTAACGAATTAGGTAGTAATTGGAGATTTGGTACATTAAGAATTAACATAAGACCAGATGGAAAAAGATAAATATACTATAAGACAAGCTCGTATTGACGATGCTGTAAGAATTAGAGAACTACTTAAAACGTGGCTTGTAGAGGCTCCATTTAACTTTGGAAACACCAATAATAAAAAAGCTCTTGATAATATTATATTTTACATTCGCAATAGTTTTGTTATAGTAGTAGAATATGAAAATGTTATTGTAGGCACTTTAGCGGCTACAATAGACGAAACTTGGTATAGTGACAAAAAGTTTTTACGAACTTTATGGTTACACGTAAATCCTCAGTATCGTAATTTTCATATCTTTAGAGCTATGATGTTAGTTTTTAAAGAGCACGCATTAGCGAAAAAAGTTACAGCTATATGCGAAATACTTCAAGGTAAAGACGTTGCAAGAAAACACAACGCTTTTACTAAATTAGGTTTTGACGTAATAGGAGGAACATATATAATCAATGGGTAGTTTTTTTAAACCATCAACAACTGTCGTTCAAGCACCACAACAAAGCACTACGACTTATGATATTCCAGCATACTTTAAAGAAATTCAAGAAAGAACTTTAAGACGAGCAGAACAAGTTGGACAACGTCCTTATCAAGCTTTTCGAGGTCAACGTATCGCTCAATTAACGCCAGAAGAAATACAAGCGGGAAATGTTGTATCACAACAAATTTTACCACAAGCGGGACAACTAGCACAAATAGGAGCACAAACGTTTGATGCAAATGTAGCTGCTCAATATATGAATCCTTATCAAGAACAAGTGATCAAAGGTACACTTGCTGATTTAGGAGAACAATATCAAATGGGTCAAAGAACTTTAGGAGCACAAGCTTTAAGTGCAGGTGCTTTTGGTGGAGCAAGATTTGGAGTAGAAAGAGCTTTAGGTCAAGAAAAATTTTTAGAACAAGTGGGTGATGTTTCTTCAAGATTAAGACAAGCTGGTTTTGAATCAGGTGCACAACGATTTGCTGCGGATAGAGCAGCACAATTAGGAGCAGCGCAAGCTCAACTTGGAGGATTAACTCAAGCAGCGGCAGGACTATCTCAATTTGGTGCTATTGAAAGAGGAGTAGAACAAGCGGGACTTGCTGAAGCTTACAGAGATTTCATTGAACAAAGAGAATATCCAACAGAACAAGTTAGACAAATTGTGGGTGCATTATCAGGGGCTCCTATTAGAACTTACGGAGAAGAAAGATCAGGTTTCGTTGGAACACCAGTATCGGGTCCTAGTGTATTTGGTCAAGTTGCGGGTGCCGCTGGTGCTTTAGCTCCATTCTTTTCTGATGTAAGATTAAAAGAAGATATCCATTTAATTGGTAAATCACCTAGTGGTATTAATATCTATAACTTTAAATATAAAGGTTACCCTAATAGATATCAAGGTGTTATGGCTCACGAAGTTCCTTATGCTTCTATTGAAACTAATACTGGCTATCTTGCGGTAGACTATAATAAGATTGATGTAGAATTTAAGGAGCTTAATTAATGTCAAGTGAAAATTTAAGAAACGCTGTAGTTGATACTAATGAAACTAAAGTAGAAGTCGATATGACGGGTAAAGCTTTAGCTGAACAATTCAGCAAACTTGATTCTACAACTCAATCTAAAGTTTTAGAAAATATTGGATTAGAAAAAAAAGAAGAACCTAGTGCTAAAGAAAGATTTAGATCACTTTCTAAAGAAGATCAAGAAGTATTTAAAAAAGAAACTGGAAGTAAAAATATAGGATTAATTAAAAGTGCAGGAAAAGCATTTTCTAATTTGGCTAATAAATTAGAAACTAATATAGAAACAGTAATGAGTGACCCGGGAAAGAGAGCTTTATTCTACGCAGGGTTAGATGCGGTTGATAGATCATCAAGAATTAAACCTATTACAGAAGCTCAATCTCCTTTTGGTATAATTGGTGCATCATTAAAAAAAGGTGTTCAAACAGTTAAAGGTGAAGAACTTGCACAAGCTAATGTAGAAGCAAAAGGAAGATCAACTGATATTGCTAATAGATTAAAGCTTTTAGAGTTTGAATTAAAGAGAGATGAGCCAGGTGCTTATGAAATATCTCTTACTAAATCTTTAGATAAAAAATTAGAAGGTATAGCTTCTGCAACAACGACCGTTCCTTTATTTGGTGGAATGAAAAGATTAGTAGCAGATAGAATTAAACAAGGTAATTTTGAATTACCAGTTGGTGTCATTAGAGAAAAAATTCCTAAAACGCTACAAGCAATTAACGATTTATTACCAATGGAATTAAAACAAGGAAATGAATTTTTTGAAAAAATACAAAATGATGCTGCGTTTATTGGTAAGTTTCAAAAGTTAAATACAGATGTTGTATTAGATAAAATTTCAAATACAAAATTAGTTCCAGTTTCAGATAAAGACGTTGAATTAGTTAAACAAACAGTTACGCAAACTGCAAACACTCCGCAAGTCTTTTTAGCAACGTTAAGATCAGGTGATGCTTATAATTATATAAATGCAGAAAAATTAGCTTATGGAGATATCTTTAAAGCAGAGCGTGGATATAAAAGAGGATCTGTAAGAAATTTTGATGATGAATTTAATACAAAAGGGGCTCAAATCATTAGAGATAAACTCTATGGAGAATATGGAGAAGATAAACTTAAACAAGAAGCAAATAAATTAGGATTTAGTGAAGATTATAAAAAATATGCAGATGGTCAAGCTGGATATTCTCCTTACGCTTTAGCAGAAGCAAAAGCATCTTTAGATATGGGAGGAGTAGATAACTATATTAAAATGCAATCAGGTATATCATTAGGAGGAAATACAACGACAACTGTTACTGGAACTAATATTCAAACAACTCCAGATAACTGGAAAACAAAATATCCAAATATCGGTAAATCACAAGGGAAATAATCATGAGTAGTGAAATATTAAAAACTACTGATGAGACGATCATAGCTCCAGATAACGCTGGAATAGAAGAAACACAAAACGCTCAGATTGTAGACGAATCAGCTAAAACATCTATTATTGATGACGAAGTAACGAAAGAATCAAACGTAAGTCAAGCTAATCAAATGGCTAATTCTGAAGATGCTTTTATGGAAGCTTCTATAGCAATGACTACACCTCGATTATCAAATAAAACACAAAGAGTATTTGATGTTTATAATTCTTTTCAAAAAGATATTGGTCCGTTTGTAACTTTTGATGAAGCTAAGAGTATCGTAGATAGTAATTATGATAATGACGTTTATTTAAAAGTTATTAAAGATGTAGAAGCAAGACGTGATAAAGATGTTGAATCATTTACTAACGAAGGTAGAGATTTTAATTTAGTATCAGAAGCTTTAACAAGTATTAGAGAAAAAGTAGGTAAAGGTGGAAAAGAAAATATAGCAAGTAATTTAAATTTAAATAATTTTAAAGATAATTACTCAGTTGTAAAAGAATTTATAGATGAAGACGATGTTTATAAAATAGCGGGTATTAATCCAGAACTTCCTGGAGCATCTAAAGATGTTAGAGCTATTTTAAGTTTTGCAAAATACGATGATAATACAATAGAACAACAAGCAACGGATGCTTTAATTGCAAGTCTTGATCCTAAAGTACAAGAAAAATATAATAGTCTAAATTACAAAGGACAGCGGATCCATGTTCAAAATTATCAATTTGATGATGGTAAGAAAAGATTAATTTATAAAATACCTAAAGAATTAGGAGGAGATAATAAATATCAACTCTTTAATAAACCGGGTTTAACTTTTGAAGATTTCGCAGGGTTCACTGGAGAATTAATTCCATTAGCTTCAGAAATTACAGCGGGTATTTATTCAGCTCCATCTGGTCCAGGAGGAGTTGCAGTAACAACAGCTTTTGCGGGTGGTTTTTCTGAAATGTTAAGATTATATATTGGTAAACAACTAGGAGTAAATCAAGACTTAACTGATCAAGATATTATTAATGAAGGTCTCAAACGTGGAGCTATATCAGGTGCTGCTACACGAGTTGCTTTTCCTGTATTTAACGCAGCTTCTAAATTATTTAAAAATTTATCTGGAAAAATTGCAGAGAAAATAGGACTAGGAAAATACACAACTGGAACTTTATCTAATAAAGTAATTAAAGATATTCTTTATAATTATAAAAATGGATTGAATAAAGATCAAAGTACAGATGATTTTATAAAACAAGTTAAAGATCAATTAACTAGATCAACAGATGAAGGTGGTGCTGGATTAGATGCTAAAGAAGTAGATAAAATTATTAATA